ACTAATATAGTGTAAGATGTCTTACTTGTCAAGTGTTTTCTTAAAAAAATTTTAGAGGGAAATATCTTCTAGTCCTGCTGCACGTAGCTTAACGATGTTGTTTATTTGAAACTGTTTGGCTTCCAGTGCTTTAATGACTCCAATAAACTTGTTACGGACTAGACTAAAATCATTGATAACATATTGGAGATTTACAACGTCATCTTCGCCATCCACAAACTTTTCTGCGTCACGGCTTGACAATGCTCTGTTGTAATTTTCTAAATATTTACGGAATGTTTTACTGCGTAATTTACGCATTTCTGTGTTAAGGAATTCCAGTATTGCTTCTACTTCTTGTAACTGATTGAAACGATGCTCAACAATACCAGGCATGTCACGGCTTTGCTTTTCCAAGTTACCTTTCATACCACACTCGTATTTTGCTTGATCAATTTCTTGCTCAAAGTGGGAGATAGCGTTAACTATCTCCCCCATGTTAGCAGTTACTTTGCTATACCAGACACTCATTTATTCCCAGTCCTCGTAGTCGTCCTCATTGAAATCTTCAAAAAGGTCTTCGTCTTCTTCTTCCTGTTCAAAATGTGCGTCAATAGCGTCACTGAGATACTCACAATGGTCTGAGATTTCTTTCACATAATGTTTTAGTTCAATGCCATTATCCAACATAACATCAATTACATCTTCAGCAAACTGCGCACGTTCCTTTTCAGGAAGTAGTTCTGTTGCTGCATCATACATGCCAAATAAAAACTCAAAATCACCATCACTAGGATTCATCAGTCATTTCCTCCATTTCAGCTTGTGCAATTTGCTCTTCGCCCATTGCGTCCTGAACTTCTTCAGGTTGCTTGTCCCATTCTTCCATGATTAGATCGAGACAGCCGTTGTCGTTACGATCCCATACTTTGCGGAACTGTGTGATAACTTCACCTGTTACAGGACTTGTATATTCAAGTCGTGTACCGGACTTCTTCAATGCACCTTTGGCTTCAAAGAACTCAGTTAGTCCACTGTATGGGCTCATACCTGTTTCGTAAGGAATTTCTACTTGCACACTTTCAAATGGCTTTGCATAGCGTGTTTTCATTACCTTACATGCGGCACGGATACCGTGTACTTGTGATGTTTTGTTACCATCTGCATCCACTTTCAGCTTCAACTTACGCATTGCAATAACAATTGAACTTGCGTAAATAAAACCTTGTCCGCCTGAGATCTTGTCATCAGGATCAAACATGTCTTGTGAAGCGTATGTGTGGTTAGTACACAACATGCCTACATTGTATTCTCCAAACATGTTTACAGTGTTACGCACAAGTGCTGTCAGTGCTTTAGGCTTACGACCCATATCACCTTTCATATCACCTTTTGTAAACTGATCAACATCTGTTGGAGTAAGTAGCATACCCAATGAATCAACTACAAACAACACCTTAGGACGCTCTTCTGCATCTTTGTCAGCATATTCTGCTTTGTAGTCTTTCATAAAGTCTGATACTGTTTTTGCTACATCATCAATCATTGACATATTCAGTTTTAGAAGTTTTTCTTCACTAGTGTCAACATCCAATGCATGTAGCCATTTTTCATCAAGTGCATTTTCACTGTCAATTAGTACAACAAAAATACCTTGATCTTGTGCGTGTTTCACAATGTTGCCTGAAGCAATATATGATTTACCCGCACCTGATTCACCAGCAAGCACTGTTACTTTACCAAGAGGTACGCCCTTGTTAAAGTCGCCGCTGATTAGTTTGTTAAGTGTATAATTGCCCGTTGAGATCCATGTATCTGGATCATTAAAGCCTACACTAAGCCCAGGAACGGACTTAGTGATGCTTTTACGGAACTTGCTTACGTCAAATGGTCTTGCCATCTGCAATCTCCTTTTTTATAATTTAGCCCTTACGTGCGCGAATTGCTGCAAGGATATCTGATGCACTTGGCTGATCGTCGCCATCTGCTGTTGCCATTGCTGGCTCAGCTTGAGGTGCTGGAGCAGGGTCAGCTACAGGAGCTGGTTCAGCTACAGGAGCAGGAGCAGTTTCAGCTACAGGAGCTGGTGCTGGTGCCGCTGTTGGTGCAGGAGCTGCTACAGGTGCGCTTGCGCCTGATGGTGCTTCAATACCGTATGGACGATAGTATGCGCCAAAGCGTTCTACGTCATACAACTGACCATCTACTGATGCTTCAAACATCTCAAAGATAGCATTTAGTTCTTCTGCATTAGGCTTCTTAGGAAGGAAGTCATTTAGATTAAACAGACCATGTGTTGCGATTGCATCACGTTCTGCTTGATCCAAGCTACGCTCACGGCGTGCCCAATTAGAAGTTGAATAGTCTGCATACTGGCCTTTTGTAGATTTTACGATCTTAAAGTCAGTGCCTGCTTCATAGTCAGTAGGGATCTCTTGAAACTCAGGATCCATAAGTGCGCTAGAAATAATTTTATAAATCTGCGGAGAGATTACAAAGCGTCGAATAGGATTCTCTGGAACTGAATCTTCTTGCATATCGCTTTGTGCTACAAAACCTTGGAAAATGTATGAACGCTTTTTCCAATACTTGCGACCCATTTCTTCCATTGATGGATCTTTAAACCAAGGACGGATTTCAGCGTGTACAGGACATTGCTCGCCCCACATTTCCACACAAGGAACTTGTACTGTTACTGGTTTTGTTTCGTCTTGACCCTTCACACCAGGGAAAGTCAAACGGATCATTTGACGCTCTTTCCAAAAGAACGTATTAGTGTCGTCTGCATCTGGGAGGAATCGTAGTGTTGCGCTTGTACCTTCTGGGATATTCCAGTGCGCAAAGATAGCGTTATCACCGCCACCTGATGATTGAGTGCGTTGAGCACCCGCTTCTTGTGCTTGTAGTTTAGCACGAATTTCTGCCAAAGTAGCCATAATGTTTCTCCTATATTAGCCTTTGTTAGTTTTGTTTTGCCTTTGCATACTAATGTACACTTTGCCTTTGTTAGCCTATACAGTGTATAATTTTAATTGCTCACTGTCAAGCAATATTTTGAAAAATTTAAGAAATTTTTCTGCGTAGGTTTGTAGTTGCTGATTCAGCAATGTTCTCGCCTACTGCTTCTTGTTTTGCAGCTTTATCTGCATGGTTAGCTAGGAAGTTAACCATTTTTGCCACAGCCATTAGCTGATCTCGTGGCAAATCATGTACCACACTAGACAGATGTGCTAGGTGGTTAAACGCTTCATCATTCTTAGTTGATTTAGCCAAGAAAGATAGCATTGAACTCAGTTTAGCCATTGGTCCTTGTGAACCACTGTACTTGCTCTGATCTTCGTTGTCTGGATGCTCTGGGTCGTTTGCATCAATGTTCATTTTGAAATCTGCGCCTGACTTGATCATATTATATAGTGCTACAACTTTTTCTTTGTTCATGTCTGCCATGCTATCTCTCTCTTTAACGATACGTGCAACTGTTGAAAGAACTGCGTCCATATTCGCAGTTTCAAATGTATTGTATAGGAACTTTCCTGCTACGTCAACCGAATTTTCTTCTTCCACTATTGCAGAAACCTCATATGCGTTATAACCTCTTGAAGTTTGCAGACTGCGTATAGTATTCTTCATTTCTTGTAGTTTGCTACGAACTGCTTCAACAACATTTTCGTTGCCTTCGTTAACCAGTTTGTTAGTTCTCACATGTCTTAAGAACTGGTTGCATTCTACAATCTCTTTACATGTATTAAGGATTGACTCACCTATTGCATCGTATGGTGTACCACCCATGCTTACATGTTTAGCCATAGCTTTAGCACCCTGTAGGTATCTGTGTGGAAATGCAAAACGCTCGCCTGCTGAATTCTCAACAAATAACGATTTAATATTGCGTGAGCGTGAACCACGTACTTCTTCATTCACCCCCTTAGAGTGTTTAATTACGATTCTTGCCTCTGGCAGATTGATGTAACTGGTTTTAATTGTACCATGTGCTTTGCTATAGCCTTCTGCCACTACATCGTGTGCGAAGTCTTTTGGAGCAATTTGCTTGCTGAATTTTCTAATGTTGTATTCTGACATGTGATTATGTGCAACTTGCTTGATTTGATCCAGCATCTTTTTATGTGATTCATATTTAAAATCTGTACCAACCTGTACAACAACTTCTGCACTGTTGTCCTCGTTCATACGAATTGTTACAAGCATGTCATCTTCATACGCATAAAGACGTGCTGCTTGATCCTCGTCCAGTGTCTTTTGTCCGTTTGTGTCAAACAGACGAAGTTTTAGGTTTGCACCTTTTAGAATATTAAAAAGTTCTTCTGCTAGAGTCATTAGTGTTGCTCCTTTATACTATTTATCATTTTAGAGCAAACTGAACGGCATTGGTTCCATGCCATCATCGTCCTCAAAGTCGTCCTGTAGATAATCAAATGCTGCTTCTTCGTAACGACTTACTTCCATGCTCATACGTACTACTAGTACCAATGACATAACCAAGTCATCTGTTTCTCCATCTTTAGCAGCATAACTGTTGCCTCTACTGATAAATGTTTTTAGTTCACGTAGCAAGTTTTTACTTGCAATTTCTAGCTTCTCTGTTTCTACCCAGTGTTTGAGTTTTGAACATGCAGTAATTTTTGACTTGTGTGTTGTAGTAAATCCACGCCTGTAACGTCTAGCATTACCATGAGACTTTGATTCTGTTAAGAATGTGCCGGGAATAGTTTCTTCGCCTTGTTCTTCGATAACAATTAGTGCTGCTTCACCTAGTGTGTTGTTTTCTACACTGTAGTATATTTCACACTCGCCATCTGTCTCA